GGTTCAGATTTCTTCTAAAGGCATCTCTAAGTTTGTCGGTCTCGAAGCGACTTACTGGATTGCTGTAGAAGCCTCTAGCAATTTTTGATGCATATCGGGGAGGACATAAATCCTCCCCAATTTATGCATAAATCGATGGAAAGAATTTTATGCGTTGGGCTCGTTCTGGTGTTATCCCGGTTATCACCGCGAAAACAGCTGTTAACTTAAACGAATCAACTTTGTTTGGCAAGAAGGGTCTTAGGGTCAAATATTGCACAAACAAAACCTGCTGGACATTACAGCCTCAAGTCTATTCCAATTTCTACAGGCAGTCAGGTCTTCAAAATCTGCCAGCAGAACATATACAAGCTAAAGATCTAGAAGGATTTTGTAAGATTTGTTTCGATGAAAGGAAACGTACAAGGCATTCGCGATTGAATAAACAGCCGACTTCAACACTTTCCAATTTTCTATGCGAAGGAAACTGATAATGCTTGAACAATTCCTCTGGGTCGAAAAATATCGTCCTAAGAAGATCGAAGAGACTATTTTACCAGCGGACCTGAAGCAGACGTTTCAGCAGTTCGTTGATCAAAAGAACGTTCCTAATCTTATCCTCTCTGGTTCTGCCGGAGTTGGTAAGACCACTGTCGCTCGAGCCATGCTTGAAGAGCTCGGCTGTGATTATATCGTGATCAATGGATCTATGAATGGTAACATTGATACGCTCCGTAACGATATCCTCAACTTCGCCTCAGCTGTTTCAATGACTGGTGGAAGAAAGTATGTCATTCTTGATGAGGCTGACTACCTGAATCAAAACTCAACCCAGCCAGCCCTCCGTAACTTCATGGAGGAGTTCTCTAAGAACTGTGGGTTCATTCTGACCTGCAACTTCAAGAACCGTATCATCAAGCCTCTTCATTCTCGGTGCTCTGTCATCGATTTTAAGATCGGCAAGAAGGATATGGCGAAGCTCGCTGTTCAGTTCCTGAAGCGCACTGAGTGTATTCTCAAGAACGAGAACGTTGAGTACGAAAAGGTTGTGGTTGTTTCCGTAATTGAATCTTTCTTCCCGGATTGGCGTCGAGTTCTCAACGAGCTTCAACGCTACTCAGCCCTGGGTAAGATTGATAGCGGTATCCTGAGCAGCTTTCAGAATGTCTCAATGCAGGAGTTGTTTGCTGCCTGCAAGGCGAAGAAGTTTGAAGACGTTCGTAAGTGGGTTCACGATAACTCGGATCAGGATCAGAACACCATCTTCCGTTCTGTTTACGAAGCATCTGATGCCTATGTCGCAAAGAAGACTATCCCGCTCTTGGTTTTGAAGATCGCCGACTATCAATATAAGGCAGCCTTCGTTGTCGATCAGGAAATCAACCTCCTGGCATTCTTCGTCGAGCTGATGATGGAACTTGAATGGCAGTAAAGCCCAAAAACAAGGAGTCTTCAGACAAGGAGACTCTTTCAACTCTCTTCGGTCAGATTGAGATCAAACCCGAAGTTGAAGAGGAAAAATGGGGAACAGGCACTAACATCTGGTCCTTCGTCAACTCCATCTCAGAGGAAAAGAGCTATCTCTTTGACGATGAAACTGCCAAGGAGTACACACCATTCACCATCAATCGTGCGTTCTCTATCCATATTGATACGCTGCATCATGCTTCGCTTATGAACCAGTGTTACAATCTTGAAAAGAAAATGCAGCATGACTATCTTTTCTACGCGCTTCCTAAGAAGGTTCGCCGTAAGAAGTGGCTGAAGAAGAGCGATGAGGAGAAGCGAGAAATCAAGCTTCTTGAAGATGTGGCTGAGGTGATAGGCTACAACTTCAATAAGACCAGAGCATTTTGGAAGGTTCTGTCAGAAGATCAGCGTAAAGAGTTCCTCGCAAAGTATGTTTACCTGGAAACAAAAGACTTGAAGCTGAAAAGAAAGTAATTACCTAAATAAAAGCAAAAACTGCTTTTGTGAGGTAACTTATGACTTTGTTAGATACATTATTGGAGGTGAACATAGCTGAAGAAGAAGATTTCCTAAAGATTAAGGAAACTCTTACTCGTATCGGCGTTGCCTCCAAGAAAGAAAAGAAACTGTACCAGTCTTGCCACATCCTACATAAACGTGGCAAATACTACATCGTTCACTTCAAAGAGTTGTTTTTGTTAGATGGAAAGCAGTCTGACTTCAGCGATGAAGATAAGGGACGCAGAAACTCCATTGCAAACCTTCTTCAAGAATGGAACTTGGTTAAGATTGTGCATAATGAAAGATTCGAAGAGCCAATGGCTCCTATGAGTCATATCAAGATTTTACCACACAAAGAAAAGTCAGAATGGATTTTAGAGTCGAAGTACTCTATTGGTTCTAAGAAACGCCTAAAACCTCAAGAGAATCTTTCTTAGCTCTCCATTCGATCCATTGTTGTTTGGCTTTTTCCGATATTTTGGTGCGAGTTTCTTCGCTGATTCGTCTTCCTTTGTTCTTTTTAGCTGCTTTCGCTCTAGCCTCTGGAGTATGAAAAGCAGCTACTTTTTTAGCTTTCGTTTCATCGCTCACGTTTTTAGCCGCAAATGAAAGTTTCGCTCTAGTTTCTTTACTAATATTTTTTCTAGAAGCTGACATGTTAGCTTTACATTGATCGGAAAACGGTTTACGTTTTTTTCCGGTTTTTGCTTTGGATATAGCAGCGCCAATCTTTTTTAGTGTTTCTTCGCTCCTATTTTTTACGGCGAAACTCATTTTTTCTCGAGTTTCTTTGCTAACAGAAGTTCCAGAAGCTCCATCGCCACCGTCTGTCAAGTTTCTCAATATTCCTGTTTTCAGATCTTTACGACCGTACCAACGGATGTAACGTCTTTCTAGAGCGCAAGCTCCGACATCAGAAAGATTAGTTTCTAGAAAAACAATTCTTGAATGGTCTTTTGGAATTGAAATACGGTGTTTGTTATAGACTCTTTTGCCTTTACCCTTACCAATATAATAAGGGGAACCGTCTTCTCTAAGATAGGCATAAACGTAATGATGATAAGTAGTCATAGCTGAATCTCCTTGCTGGATTTAGAGTCAGTGGAGTGGGGACTCGCGACTGACAACCCTATTTATATGATGAGATTCTTTATCAAGAAAGCGAAAAAACAATGTTAAAGTGGCTGAAACCTAAACCCGTCATCCTGAGATCAGAGGAGCTTCAGCAAGTCACCGAGCTTCTGTTTCCGCCTCTTGAAACAGTTGAAAGAGACGAGGGTTTGGTGATTCAGGTGGATTATTCTGTAGACAGCAATCTACAATCCGCTCTGTATGATCTTGAAGAAGGGAACAACGATAAGGTTGTTCAGAACACAATCAGAAAGGCGATTGATCAGCTGATTGAGGTTCGTAAGATACTAAGAGCTTATCCCCAACTAGATGAACGTGCCAAGTACGTCATCGTTGACACGCCAGACCAAAACAAAAAAGAGGTGGAAGCCGAATAAGCTTCCACCTCTCATCATTTCTGCATTAGTGTAGCAATTAACCTAGCGTATCATTCCCCTTCAGCATCCTTTATCAGCCATTCAGCCAGCTCGCGAGCTGATCTGAACGCTTCTTCGGCTAAAATATTACCGTGACACGTCGCGTAAACTTCGCGATCCGAACCGAACATCTGAAAAAGCTTTTGCTGTCCAGCTGTAGCATTCCAGTCCGGGTGGGCATTTTCAACCCGCATCCGCGAAAGAACAGGCGCGGATAAAATTTTATTGTGGTGATAATAGATTACATCGCCAAGGTCAAACTTAAACATCAGATTTTCTCCTCTCAATTCTTGCAGCAGGTGACCCGTGCCACCTTCTTCCAGTTAACCGCACCCTTGCGACGGATCGCACCAATCTTGAGCGCCATGCGCAGGGAAAGCTCGCGCAGGCGGTCCTGGTTGTCCTCAATGAAGTCAACCACATCAAGCTGCGCTTCATCGGTAAGACCGATGTTACGCAGAAGACCATGACGAATCACCTGACGAATGCGGATCAGATAGTCACGCTTGGTCTTCATCGCCAAGTCCATGTAATGCGCACGAGAAACCAGAGCCTGCAGGTGCGGAGCAAGCTTGCTGCCACGCTCGATCATCGCGTCAAAATCATAGTTGGTGATAAAGATAATCGTGCCTTCAAACTGGAAGCTCTTGGGCAGGCGCTCGGCAGTCTCTTCGTCAATAAGAGTGCCTTCGGTGATGTAAGAAATCACGCGACGCTCGCTGGTATCACAAGCTGCCTTCAGCAGATTGACAGCAGTGTCATCAAGGAACACCTCATCGGCGTCATCGAACACCAGAACCTGACCGGCACCACGGTGTGAGTGCAGCAGCTTGTAAAGACCCGGAGCCTTGATATAACCCTTCACGATCTTGTGGTTGATCGCGTTAGGGTCCCAGGCATTGAGAGCCTTCTCAACCGTGTAGGACTTGCCGAGACCGGCAGGACCGGACACGATCAGTGCACGAGCATCGCCCGAGATCGCTGCATCGGTCATCGTCTCAAGAATCTCAAAACGGTCAGCCAACTTGGCTTCGATTTCGGCGTCGGTCTCAACGACCACCGGAATTTGAGCAGGGACGACGTTAAGGATCTTAGCGATCTTAGCAGCGCCATGAGCGCCACGGGGAGCACGAAAACCAGACTTAGGAACACCACGAGGCATCAGATTTTTCCCTTCACGTTATATTGTCATATTACCCTAAAAAGGATAAAAAGGCAAGAGAAATAAAAACGAACGATAACAGTGGGTTAAGAATTCTAAGAAGCTAAGATGTTGAAAACTAAGAACATTATTTTTACCCATTTTTTTATTTTTTTAGAAAAAAATAATCCCTAACGATTTCAATGGGTTGTGAAACGCCGATTGCTAAGTCATTGATTTCATTCAAAAAGAAAAATCTTGCTTTTTTTCCAGTCTTAGGGTAAGCTGACAATATGACGAACGATGAAAAGCTGATCGCCGAATTTTTCGCCCGTGGTGGTGCCGTGAAACGGTGCCGCCCTGGCACCCCTAAAGACCTCTACGGATTAAAATTCCGTGGACTGTTTGGCGGAAAACGGTCTTACGAATCTGGGCTTTTGTACCGTTCTAAATGCTCGGCTGGTGAGCTTTTTGAAAAAGGCTCAATCGTCGCTCGCCCATCAACGGTGAAACCTGCCTAATTTACAAACCGTTGATTTACCTAGATTTTTCAGCTATAAGATAATCACGAAAATCTAGGTAAATCAACGGTTTAGTGTTTTTAGGTCCTGACGTTGGGTTAGACCCTATAATCCCCCGATTCGACATTTCTAACCCAACGTCAGGACCTAAAACATTTTTGAAAAATGCGCTTGACTTTTTTTCAAAAATAGGCTAATATGATTTTATAAGATGAAAGGAAAAAACTGATGACCCAATTTTTCGCTGTGAATGCTGAAAATGCCGCTGTTTTTGAGTTCGGTTCGGGCTTTACGTTTGAATCGGCTTATGAATATATTTTGAAGGCTGAAGCTGAATGTTACCCTGAAGCTGAGTTTATGCCGGGTTTTGATTTTATTTTTGTTGATGATGACGGTGATGAATATATTTTTGAAATGGGGTGCTGGGCTCCCCGTGATATGTAAAAATACTGCTTGACTTTTTCACCGATCCCGGTATAATCAGTAATGTGATGAAAGGATTGAAGATGCAGATTCGAACGTTTGATATTACCGGAGTTTCTCTGGTTATCGACGAGCTTGAGGCTGCCGCACAGTTCTACGGCGAACTATTGATGGGTAAGACTCTCATCAAGAACCTGAAGATTCGATTGGTCTTCAGTAAAACTCAAGGTAATAGCGCTACATGGGAAGATGATATTGCTCGTCCACGCGAGTTTACTATCACCCTTGAGAAAGGGATGAGTAAACGTGAAACATTCATTTCCCTAGCTCATGAAATGGTGCACGTCAAGCAGTACGCTACTGGCGAGCTTCGCGACTATATGAGCGATTCTAAGCTGCAGCGTTGGCGCAACGAGAAGCGCGACTGGTCTCAGGTTGAGTACTGGGACCTGCCCTGGGAGATTGAGGCATACGGTCGCGAGCGAGGGCTGTACGTTCGGTACGTTGAGCACGTCAAGGCTCTAAAATTCCTTGACAGCCTCAAAAAAAGTGCTTGACTTATTTTCAAAAACAGGCTATGATGTTTTTATAAGATAGAAAGGAAAGAAAATGACCGTTTCTCAACTGATGGCCATCCTCCGCGACCAAGATCCGGATGCCAAAGTGTATGTTTTGAATTTGATTTCCGGGATGCACGTTACTCCCATCGTCGATATCGGTGACGATCCGGGATGCGCCGTGATCATCGACTGCGACGAATAAACGAATCTTAATGTTTTTTCGCTTGACTTATTTTCAAAATCAGGTTATGATGTTTTTATGATGATGGAGCGAACGATGCATCCAATCACTCTGAGCCAGCGCGAATACGCCACGTTGGTTGCCGGTTATGAGCCCTCGGACGAAGAAATCTATGAGCTCATGATGGACTATGAAGATTGGGTTCGAACAACAGGAGACATAGGAGATTATGAAGATGCGCCAGGTCCGCAAGCGTAATCCTATCGCTAGGGCACTCCGCTCTCCGCTCTTCCGTAAGCGGGTGGTTGAGAGCAAGAAAGTTTACAACCGTAAGAAGCTGAAGGAGAATATCGATGCCAAAGCGTAAGACGATCGACGTTCGGTATCTTGTTGAAACCGTCAACGAGGCACTCCGGACTTCGACCACCGATCCTAAGACTCGGCTGGGCATGATTGCCATTCTCGAGGATGTGCTTCATAAGACCGGTAACTATCGCGGTTATCGCTACCTTACGATTTCCGAAGTGCCGGAAGGCGAACATATGCCAGGCGTTCACTACTACGGTGGTGAACCTCTGCCTTATCCGGATCGGTTCTACAACACCGATTATACTCGCATTCAATATCATACGGGAGAATGAACAATGAGAGACTATCCTAACATGTCCTACTGCGCTTTTGAGAATACCTCTCAGGCGATCCGTCAACTGATGCAGATGATCGGTGAAGCCATTGACGAAGGCGAACCGTTGTGCATGTCTTCTCGTGATGAGAAGTTTGCATTTCACGAGATGCCTGCGTTGCTGGAGGATCTCAAGGATATGCTAGATCAGTATGATGAGCATTTCGCGGAAGTTGAAGAGGATGAAGAACGATGAGTGAATCGGAAAATAATGATGCAATATTGTCAGGTCTTGCTGCTCTTCGAAGGGCAGGGGTGCGAATGGTACCAGTAGAGGTGATGAAATTGGAAGAACTCTATTCGGAGAACGTGCGATTGCGGGAGGCGTTGCTGTATTACGCCCAAGATTACGATTATAAAACGCCCAGCATCATCTGGGATGGTGGCGGAATTGCCCGCGCAGCCCTGGTGGTGAAGCCATGAGTGATGAGCGAGAAGCGGCGCTCCAAACGCTGGAATATGCCCGAGGCTACGCCCAAGCGTGGCGAGAATGGTCCGCATGCGCTGACGTGCCGAACCCTCGTGACCGTGAGTTTTTAGAACGCGCCCGAGTGCGAGTGGGTGAGCGCAGCAGCGATGCCGTCCGAGTGCTGCGGCAACTTCGCTCACCTTTGGAGGTGAAGCCATGAGTGATTCGCCATGCCCAAAATGCACTCTGCGCCCTGGTCAGACTTGCTCTAATCCGTATTGTCCGGGTCTGGCTGCTGATAAGCTACTCCGTCGTGAGGTGATAGAGCAAGATTGGCGGAGAGTCAGGCACCAGCAGCCTATGGGTTGCATCTGTCCGCCAACCAGCGAGCAGACCTGCATGAACCCTCTTTGCGCTCGTAAGAACCATATGAAAGGAACCAATTGATGGCATTTTCGGGATACGTTGACCTGTCGGCTGTTCGTTTGCCGTCTAGTGTAACATTCCTGCTGTTCGTGGCTATCGTCACTGCAGGGATTACCGTCACCAACGTCTTCGGACCGACGCAGCTACCTCAGGGTTCAAAGCTCCAATGCGAGGTCGTGCCTCGATAAACCATATTGGAAAGGATAAATTTATGAGTTATTTTTTTGATTTAGAATATCCAAATCAAGAGGGCGTAACAGTTCAACAAAAAGGCAGAGTCTATAAAGTCCTCAATCGTAAGGGTGAGTTTTTTTATTACGAAATTGCACAACATACGGTAATCGGTGGCGAGAAGTTTGCCTCAGCTGCATTCGCTTGTTTTGATCCGGATATCTGGCATATTCCCCAAGAGGATCGTGATCGGGCACTCACTCGCGTCTCAAAGGCAGCCTGACCATAAAAAAATCTCAAAAAAGTCAAAAAAACTCCTTGACTTTTTTACGGAATGAGGGTATGATGATAATATGATGAACGAGGGAAAAAAGATGTTCGAAGTCACTCTGAAGTCCGGTCGCAAGATCGTGTCACGTACGAAGTTTTCTAACATGGACGAAGCTTTTTACTTCATCTCTCAGAATGAGCGGAAGTATACCTGCGAGTTCATTGACCTCGCTTATTTCGGGCGCAAGTGATATGAAAGCCGAATTGAAAGCCGAATATGTAGGTTTGGGCTTCGGTAATGCTCTTGCCATGGTTATTTCTTTTCACGAGAATAACCACATCGGTTGGGCAATCCTACACGGTATCTTCAGTTGGTTCTACGTGCTTTATGCGTATTTTTTTGTTCGTTGAAAGGAAAGAACATGACAACTTATCAAGGTGTTAAGCAAGATTTTAGGTTCGAGCTATACTCAGAAAACAGCTGCACTGAATCTGGTGCGCCAGTTACTGACGTTGTGCACGTCGAGATGCGAGGTGCTGATCTAAACGTCACGGATATCTTGGCTAGGTTCCAAGAGTTCTTGATGGCTTGTGGTTATGCATCTTCTTTTACCGAAAAGCGAATTGATCTTGTAGACATCTATAAGTAAGAATAAGCCCACTTAGCCCAGCGGCAGAGGCGTGAGTCTTAAAAACTTTTCAGGGTGGGTTCGAATCCCACAGTGGGTACCAAAAAAGTCAAAAATACTCCTTGACTAAATCGAAAATCTAGGGTGTGATGGCTATATAAGATTGAGTTTAGGGATTGATTCAGCAAACAACCTCGCTAAACATTGTAGACTTAGCGGTCAAGACAATCCCGATTAGTTTTAGAGTGGATACAGCAACACCTCCGGCACTAAAGTGCCTCTGGAACAGTCGGCGAGCTTCGGCGAACCTGACAACTTGTTTTTCGATTTCTCAAGGATAAAAAGGAAGTAGGCGCCACTCTGTTTACTTTTAGGATCTGTTCAGCAATATCTTTTTAGTTGGTTCGAATCCAACATTTTCCTTCATCGGAGAATGCGCTCTTGGTAGAGCAAAAGGAGATCCTGTCTATTTTAGGTTGAGTTCAGCATTTAACAAAGCTCTTCGAAAAAAGCCAAAAGTTCAACCTGTAACATCATGGAGACTAAAATGAATACTTTCGCTAATGCAGTTATCAACCAGGAAGCTCGTACCGAGAATGGTATGAAGGCAAGAGCATCTACAGCTTCTGCTTGCGTCGATCTGTTCTTCAAGATCGGAGCTATGCGTGGGCAGGATCCGATTCCTGCGTTCACCGCAGCTTTCGTTGAAGATGCGGAAGTCGCAACTCGTATCGCTCTGTGGGCGCGCGACGTGCGCGAGGGTGCGGGCGAGCGCGAGA